CCATCTATCATCCATGATAGCTTGTTCTTCAGGTGATAAACCATTATCCCAGTTAGATACTTTCACTTGATTAGAAAGCAACCCAAACAAATATTAATGTCATGCAAAAGAATAGAAAAGCTATAGCTGATAAGCTTTCCCTGATTAGGTTCAATACCATTCCCTCTTCTTTTTTTGGGGTGGCCTCCTGGATATGTCTAATAATATTTTTGTGTAACATCATAAACTCCTCAAAGTAATATATATTACCTATTTTATGCATATAAGGTAATAATGCAAGTAATAAAGTAATATAGTTGACGAAGGGAACTCTGTTTGGTAGTGTTTTAACAGAATGGGGAATTGCCCATTGATGAAATTTCACAAACATTATTGGAACTATGGCTAGACCTTACAAAACTAATTCTAAGCAAACACCTGAATTGGAAGATAGGATATTAAGATGTATCTGTGATGGTATGTCTTTGCATTCGATCTGTAAGCTAGATGGTGTTCCACCAAGAGAAACAATCCATAGATGGATAAGAAATGATCCTGACTTCAGGAGGCGATATGATGAGGCTAGAGAAGAGAGAGGGAACTTCTATGGGGAAAAGGTAGCTGAGTTAGCTACTGCTGTTCTCAGGGGAGATATTGATTATAATAATGCTAGAGTTGCTGGTGATCTCTTTAAGTGGACAGCAGCTAGAATGTCACCAAAGAACTTTGGAGATAGGATGCAAGTGGAGCATGAGGTAGGTGAGACATTAGTTGATGCTCTGAAGAATGTGGAGTTGAAACTGGTTGAGGAAGACAAAGACAAGCTACCATCACCTCTACACACGCGCGAAAAAAGCACTCTAAAAAAGGCTATGTCAGGATAATAGCCTGACGTAAATGTAACAATAACAATAGGTTAGGGATGGTTTGGCTATAGATCCATAGCTAAACATATATTATTTGCTGCACCCCCCCCTTGCAAAAAGGCATGGGTGTAGGTCTAGTTGTATATACCCCTCATAAAATGATGCAGAATTTAGAACAGACCCTTTTAAAACTAAGAAAAGATCCAGTGTTATTTGTTGAGAGTGTCCTTGGTGCAACTCCTCAGAAATGGCAGAGAGAGGCATTGAAGTCTGTTGTTGAGCATGATCGTATAAGTGTGAAGAGTGGTCATGGTGTTGGCAAGAGTGCTTATTTGTCCTGGTTGACGTTATGGTGGTTATTGACCCATTATCCATGCAAGATTGCGATAACTGCGAATACTGCTCATCAGTTGAATGATGTATTGTGGAGTGAGATAAATAAGTGGGCAAAGAAGTTGCCTGATGCATTTTACAATCAGCTAGAGATTAAGAGTGACAAGATATCTTTGAGGGGTGTTTTTGACAGTTTTGCTAGTTTTAGAACGAGTAGACGTGAGACACCGGAGGCACTGCAGGGATTTCATAGTGAGAATATGTTGTTTATCTGTGAGGAGGCTTCAGGGATACCGAATGTAGTATTTGAGGTTGGTGAGGGCAGTATGAGTACCAAGGGTGCTAAAACTGTTATGACTGGCAATCCTACGAGGTCTGATGGTTATTTCTATGAGAGTTTTCATAGTATGAGGGATAGTTGGAAGTGTTTTACTGTTTCTTGTAGGGATAGTGATTATGTGGATGAAAATTTTGTCAGTGATATGGCAAGGAAGTATGGAGAAGAGAGTAATATTTTCAGGGTAAGGGTACTTGGTGAGTTTCCTTTGCAATCTGATGATGTATTGTTGCCATTGCATTTGGTTGAGGCAGCTACAAAGAGGGATATTGAGCCATCACCGACCACGAGTGTTGTCTGGGGTGTTGACCCTGCAAGGATGGGTGATGACAGGTCTTGTTTGGCCAAGAGGAAGGGACAGGTTTTATTAGAGCCAGTTAAGAGTTGGACTAAGAAAGACTTGATGGAGTTAGCAGGTATTATTGTCAATGAGTATGAGTTGACGAGGTGGGAAGACAGACCTGAGTTTATTTATGTTGATAGTATTGGGATAGGTGCAGGATTAGCTGATCGTTTATCTGAGTTGGATTTACCTGCTATTGGGATTGCAGTTTCAGAAAGTCCATCAATGAAGGATAAATTTATGCGATTGAGGGATGAGTTATACTGGAATTGTCGCAGTTTTTTTGAGGGAAGGGATGTTCATATTCCCCAGGATGATGTTTTGATCTCTGAGTTAACGAATATTCGATATAAATATTTACTGGTAAGTTAAAGATTGAGGCTAAAGATGAGATCAAGAGGCGCAATGGTGGTCGTTCTTGTGACGTAGCTGACAGTTTTGTTTTGACGTTTGCAGGAGATGGAGCTTTGGCATCAGGATCGCAATCTAAATGGTCTAGTAAAATGACAGTAAAGCCTGATTTAAGGTGGGTTGTTTGAGTAATGTTATTTTATTTCCTAATAGGAAAAAAGACAGTGTAGATATTGCTATTGAGTGTCTGTTTGAGCAGATGGCATTGATACAATCACAATATGAGATTGATTGGGAAGAGATGATGCACATTTGTATGGTTGGCATGGCTAAATCTGCTGTTAATTCAGGTATGAGCAAGGAAAAATTTTTAGAATTTTGTGCAAATATACAGATTGAGGAAATAGATGAAGGCGAGTGATGTAAAGAAAACACCT